GAGTTTTAGATCCAACCTTGGTTGACAAAACCTTAATAGAAAGAATGCCCAGTCCTACTGGATGGAGAATGTTAATTCTTCCATACAGAGGTAGAGGTGTATCTAAAGGTGGAATTGTATTAACTAAAGAATCAGTTGACAGAGAAGCCTTGGCCTCAGTAGTTGCGTATGTAATTAAGATGGGTCCACTTTGCTATAAAGACAAAGACAAATTTGGAGACACACCTTGGTGTGAAGAGAAGCAATGGGTGCTAATTGGTCGGTATGCTGGAGCTCGCTTTAAGTTAGGCGATGATGCAGAATGCCGTATTATTAACGACGACGAAGTTATCGCGACCATTCAAGATCCCGATGATATTGTCACGCTGTAAACGTGAGGAGGACTCATGCTAGAAGAAGAAAATAATCAAGCTCCAGAACAAGAGGTTGATGAAGGCGAGGTTGTAGAACTTGATGTTCCAGAAGAAGATCAAGAAGCGCAAGCTGCTGTAGAAGATGTTTCTGAAGAAGAAACAAAACAAGACGAAGAGCAAGACGAACTAGAGAACTATTCAAAAAATGTTCAAAAGCGTATTGCTAATTTAACTAAAAAAATGCGTGAGCAAGAGCGTGCCGCTCAATCTGCTTACGAGTATGCAAAAAGCTTACAAAGTGAGAATGAACATTTAAAAACCAGTACATCTCAGCTTAATCAAAGCTATTATGGTGAAGCTGAAAATAGATTAAAGTCTCAAAGAGCTCAAGCTAATGCTGTTTTAAAAGGAGCTTATCAAGACCAAGATTGGGACAAAGTAACAAAAGCCCAAGAAATTCTTGACAAGATTACCGTTGAAGAAAGCAAGTTAGCTAACAACAGAATGCAAATTGAAAGAGAGCCTGTATATCAAGAGGTTCCAAATCAACAAGCATTTCAACAACAAGTTCAAGCTCCGACTCCGCAAGCAGACCCTGAAGCAGAGAGTTGGGCAGAAAAAAACGAGTGGTTTGGTCAAGACGAAATAATGACTATGGCCGCTTTTAACATTCATCAAAAATTAATTGAGGAAGAAGGGTTTGATCCTAGCGACTCAATGTACTATGATGAGATAGATAAACGTATGAGAGCTGAGTTCCCGCACAAATTTAGTGTTGGCGGAGAAGCAAAACCTAAAGCAAAGATGCAACAAACTGTTGCTCCAGCTGGAAGGTCAGAAAGCTCTGGTAAAAAACGTCAAGTTAGACTGAGCAAAAGCGAAGTCGAAATGGCTAGACGTTTGAATGTACCAGTTCAAGAATACGCTAAGCATATTAAAAGGTAATAAATATGGCTGATAAAAAAGAAACAAATAACAGAACTCCTCGTTCTGCTGATACTCGAGCTACTATGAACGCTCGCAAACCTTGGCGTCCCCCATCTATGTTGGAGACACCACCTGCACCTGAAGGTTATACCTACAGGTGGATAAGAGCCGAAATTGTCGGTCAAGAAGATAAAAAGAATGTAATGTCTAGGTTACGTGAGGGCTTTGAGCTCGTACATGCCGATGAGATTGGAGACTTTGAACTTCCTTCGATTGATGATGGAAAGCATGCTGGTGTTGTCGCAGTGGGTGGTTTGCTTTTGGCTAAGATTCCGAATGAAACACGTGACGAAAGAAACGCCTATTTCTCAGAACGTGCTCAACAGCAACAAGAAGCTATTGATAATGATCTAATGAAGGAATCAGATCCAAGTTCTCCGATGTTAAAACCTCAGAGAACATCAAGCGTAACTTTTGGTGGCGGTAAAAGAAGTTAATTCTTATACCGTTAAATAAATATTTAATTTAAAGGTAATAATATGTCTAATCAAAATGCACCTTTCGGATTAAAACCAGTAGGAAAAGTTGGTTCGGGCTACAACAGTGAAGGAGTGACCGAATACAAAATTGCCTCTGGTGCATCTGGAAACATTTTTTCAGGCGACCTAGTGAAGATGACCAACGCAGGAACTATTTTAGTTGCTGGCGCTACGGATAATCCTGTACTAGGAGTCTTTAGAGGATGTCAATATACAGATTCAAGCGGAGATACGATTTTTTCATCGTATTGGCCAAATGGAACTGTGACATCTGACGCGGTGGCATTCGTAGTTGACGATCCTAATGCTTTGTTTGAAGTTCAATCAGCTGCTACTGGTTCAGTAGTACAAACAGTTGTTGGTAATAATGCTGATACTGTTTACTCAACTGGTTCAACAATAACAGGCATCTCAGACGTGAAGATTAGCGGCACTACTGCTGCAACATCTGCTCAGTTGAGAATTGTAGGAATTTCTACTGATCCTGAAAACAGCACTTTAGGTACTGGTTCAGCTTCAGCTAATGTCAACTTGATTGTTAAAATTAACGAGCACTTCTATGCTCAAGTAACAGGGGTATAACTAATGGCTATTAATAGATCCCAATTAGCAAAAGAACTAGAGCCTGGACTTAATGCCCTTTTCGGCATGGAGTATGCAAGGTACGATTCTGAACACGAAGAAATCTATGAAACTGAATCTTCAGATAGAGCATTCGAGGAAGAAGTAATGATTGTTGGTTTTGGAAACGCTTCAGTTAAAGCTGAAGGAACTGGTGTCTCATTTGACAACGCTTCTGAAGGTTACACTTCACGTTACAACCATGAAACTGTTGCTTTAGCTTTCGCTCTTACAGAAGAAGCGGTTGAAGATAATCTTTACGATAGACTTGGTTCAAGGTATACAAAAGCCTTGGCTAGATCTATGGCTAACACTAAGCAGATTAAAGCTGCTTCTGTGTTAAACAATGCGTTTGACAGTAATTTTACTGGTGGCGACGGTCAACCACTTGTTTCTAATGCTCACCCTCTTGGTGGCGGCGGAACTTCAAGTAACAGACCTTCAACATATACAGACCTTAACGAAACTTCATTAGAAGATGCGTTAATTTCTGTTTCAACTTTAACCGACGACAGACAATTACAAATTGCTCTGAAAGGTATGAAGTTAATTGTTCCACCTCAATTGCAGTTTGTCGCTGACAGATTAATCAACACTCCTGGTAGAGTTGGTACATCTGACAATGACATCAACGCTATTAGGAATATGGGTATGTGTCCTGATGGATATGTGGTTAACCACTATCTAACAGACAATGATGCTTGGTTCCTAAAAACAGATTGTCCAGATGGCTTTAAACACTTCCAAAGAAGTCCTATGTCAACAGCCCTAGAGGGTGATTTCGATACTGGTAACATGCGTTACAAAGCTAGAGAAAGATACTCTTTCGGTTTCTCCAATTGGAGAGCTGTTTTCGCTTCTCAAGGTGCTTAATTCTTAGCAATTGATAAAAGGGGTGCATTTGCACCCCTTTTTTTGTATAAAAAGTTACAAAAAGCTACCTATAATCAGATTCTTGATGTAGAATTTGAGTAAACCGAGGTATATATATGAATACTGGTTTACATATGAGTATTAGCCTAGCTAACTCACCCTGCAATGGACGTTGCTCAACGTCAATGGCTCCCTTTGACGAAAGATGTCAAGGTTGCGGCCGAAATATAGAAGAAATAAGAGACTGGGAAACCTATCCTGACTTCAGCAAAAAATTAATTAATGTAAAAAACTGGCTAGATGGTTATAATATTAGACAGAAAAAAGAATCAACAATGACAGCAAAAGATATTCAAAAAATTAAAGATATAGACGGAAGAATGACAACTGTTATAGCTCTAGTTGAGATGATTGGCAAAGATATGATTGATGAGTTTGGCAAAGATCCAGCAATCAAAGAGTCCTATCAAGCCTTGTTTAAGTGCAGAGAAGAAATTTTAAAGTCTAAAGAAAACTTCCCTCAAGACCTCTAAAGTAGTATAGTTATCTAAACCGAGATAACTCGTTGCCCCAACTGACTCGGCAGACTTACTCCAAGATGGCGCAACACATTTAGTTAGGAGAAAATAATGGCTAAATCAACTTTTTCAGGTCCAGTCAAATCATTGGCAGGATTTATTTCAGCAGGGGTTAATAACTCTGTTTCTTTAACCGCAGATACTACTTTAACAGTAGATGCACATGCAGGAAAAATCTTGTTGTGTAATGATGCAGATGGTAAATTTACTTTGCCTTCAATCGTTACAACTACACCAAGCGATCCTACAGACCCTAACCAAACTAACAACATTGGTGCTTCTTTTATTTTTGTAATAGAAACAGCAGCAACAGACTTAGATATTAAAACTGATGGCACCGACAAATTTGAAGGTGCAGTATTAGTAGCTGTAGACGATGGCGCTAAGAAAGCTTTTGTTCCAGCAGCATCTAACGATGTTATGACTATGAATGGTTCAACTAAAGGTGGTATTGCAGGAAGTGTTGTAAGAGTTACAGCTATTGATGCAGCTACTTATCTTGTTCACGATTCATTGTTAATTGGTTCAGGAACTATAGTAACACCATTTGCTGACGCTTAATTTTAGGAGTTAACTATGGCAGGTAGAATCGTAGGCTCGGATGTAAAAACAGCTACCACTACTAGCTCCGCTACTGCTGGAGCTGTTTTGCAAGCAGGTAGATCTAGATTAAGAGGTTATGTTATTGCTGGAGGAACTTCTGACGGTACAGTAACTTTTAGAGATGGCTCTGTTACTGGAGGTACTGTTTTAATTGCTCCTTGTAATGCCAATGATACTGAAACAATGAATATTCCAGATTCTGGAGTTTTATTTTCAGATGGTATTCATGTTGTATTAAGTAATATAGACAGAGTAACTGTTTTTCATTCTTAGTTTTTAATTTTGTAGTAGCACTTTTATAGTGCTACTATATTTAATATTATGGCAGAACGAAAAAAAGCAAAGCCTATACGCAGAACAACTAAAGGTAAAGGCGCTAACTATAGACCTACTAAGTCTGGCGCTGGTATGACCAAAAAAGGTGTAGCCGCTTATCGTAAAGCTAATCCAGGATCAAAACTTAAAACTGCTGTAACAGGCAAAGTTAAAAAAGGATCTAAGGCAGCTAAAAGACGTAAATCTTATTGCGCTAGATCGCTTGGACAACTTAAACGTAGTTCAGCAAAAACAAGAAATGATCCTAATTCAAGAATACGTCAAGCAAGACGTAGGTGGAAATGCTAATGGCTACTAAGAAAGACGCTTGTTATAACAAAGTAAAATCTAGATATAAAGTTTGGCCATCTGCTTATGCTTCTGGGGCTTTGGTTAAGTGCCGTAAAGTTGGCGCCAAAAACTGGGGTAACAAAAGCAGACAAAAAAAATTTGAAGGCGGCGAAGTAACATTTGTTAAAGCAAAAGGTTTTAAGAACATGCTTCCAGGCAAAAGAACAAAAACTAAATTAGGCTAATGGCTAGCGATAGTTTAAAAAAATGGTTTGACAGAAATGACGGCAAAGGCTGGATTGACTGTAAAACAGGTAAACCTTGCGGTAGAAAAAAAGGTGAAAAACGTAGAAGTTACCCTGCTTGTAGACCAACAAAAGCTCAATGTACCTCAGCGGCTAAGAAAAAAACTAGCTCTAAAAGAATTAGCTGGAAAAAAGGTAGAGTTAAAAAATCAGAAGGTGATGTCGTAGAAATTAGAATTGCTAAAGGATGTGGTAAAGTAATGAACGGCAGAAGAAAGAAAACTAAATTTTATTAGGAGAGCGTAATGCACAAAAAAACTAAAGGATATAGCGCAGGTGGCGCAGTCAAAAGCACTAAATATATGTCGAAAGGCGGCGTTGCAAAAGGGACTAAGTATATGTCCAAGGGAGGAGCAGCAAAAGGAACTAAATATATGTCGAAAGGCGGGGCAGCCAAAGGAACTAAATATATGTCAAAAGGCGGCAAAGTTTAATTTGCACCTTAGATGTCATATTTAATTTCTAACATACCTCAGTTTAAATGCTGGGTAAGAAAAGAATTTACCGCCAATCATAGCAACTATCATGGAGAGTATTTACATGCTCTTGTTATAGCTGTTAATACAATTCCAGACCGATCTTTATCATTTCAAGTTGTATTTACTGGATGCGAAATAGATAGCATGGAAGATGCGCCAAATGTTCATGGTGGCGCTATGTGGGCAAGAATGCCTATACAAGCTTTAGTTGCAGATATTCCTTTGCAAGAGTGGCCAAGCCCAATGGAAGATCATTTAGCTCAGCCTTGGGATTGTTTAAGTCATGAGCACTCTGTTGTAGTTATGGACAGGGTAAGTTCTTCTCCTTGGATATGCAAAATAGGAGGAGAATTTTATACAGGAAAGTATTTATTTACTGTAGACTATACAGATAATTCTATAGCGGATGACCCAGCTCAACATAAGCAGTCACATGTGCTATATTTAACAGATGCTGGTGAATATACTGGCAATTTTGTAGCTTTACCTAATAATAGAGTAAGAGCAACAAATCCTGCTTTATGGCGTGTAGGCGAGGGAGCACCAGATTTTATGCCCTCTCAATGGACGCATTCAGCAGAACAACATGAGAGCTATATGGACCCGAATATAACATTTAACAATCTATACGCTCCAGAGGATTAGTTATGGCACTTTCAGGCAGTACAGATTTTGAACCAAACGTAGCTGAGTTCGTAGAGGAAGCATTTGAAAGATGCGGCTTAGAACTTAGAACTGGTTATGATTTAAAAACTGCAAGACGGTCTATTAATCTTATGTTGGCAGAGTGGGCTAACCGAGGTCTTAATCAATGGACAATAGAGCAAGACACTCAAACCGTTACTCAAGGAACAGCTGAATATACTTTAAACTCTAATGTAATTGATATTTTAGATGTGGTTTTAAGACGTACAACAAATGGAGTTCAAACAGATATTTCTATTGATAGATTAAGCAGAAGTTCTTATCTAAACATTCCTAATAAAACAACTCAAAGCATGCCTTCTCAATGGTTTTTAGACAAGTTAAATGCACCTGTTTTAAAAGTTTGGCCTACGCCAGAAAACTCAACAGATATTTTGGTTTTTAATAAAATGATTAGAATGGATGATGCTGATGCTGCAACAAATACTATGGATATGCCTTTTAGGTTTTATCCTTGTTTTGCAGCAGGTCTTGCATATTATATAGCAATTAAAAGAGCCCCAGAAAAAGCTCAATTATTAAAACAATTATACGAAGAAGAATTTGATAGGGCTATGTCTACTGATGAAGATAAAGCATCATTTAGAATTAGGCCTTTTAATAGTTTGAGGTAACATGTCTTACGCTTCAGGTAAATTTGCAGTAGGTTTATGCGATAGATGCGCGTTTGAATACCCGTTGCTTGATTTAAAAAAAGAATGGACTGGTTTTAAAGTTTGCAATGAATGTTTTGAGCCAAAACACCCTCAACTAGAACCACATACAGCGCCTGCTGATCCTCAAGCAGTTTACCAACCTAGACCCAATACAGATAAAGAGGTTGGCGAAGGTTATGTTGTGGTGGTTTATACTGATATTTACACACCTCATTTTATGAACTCAGACACTATAGGAACAAATTTTACAGTTTCTGAAATGACAGGTGCTGTTGGAGAGGTTACAATTACTACAACATGAGCAGTCCATTAACATTATCAGAACTAAAAACTCTTATACAAGATTTTGTTGAAAATTCAGAAACAACTTTTGTTAATACGTTGGATGATATTATTCAAAATGCAGAAGAAAGAATTTTTGAGTTAGTTCAATTTGATTATTTTAGAAGAAATGTTCAAGGATCTATGACTGCTGGCTCTAGATTTTTAACAGCTCCAAATGATTTTGAATTATCTTTTTCTTTATCAGTAATAGATAGCAATGGAGACTATCATTATCTTGATAAAAAACATCCCAGCTTTATGCAAGAATATGCACCAGATCCAACAGATTCAACAGCAAGAGGATTACCATTATATTATGGTGACTTTGATAAAAATTTAAATACAGGAACAGAGGAATCAACTTTAATTATTGCTCCAGTTCCAGACCAAAACTATACAACTGAATTACATTACTTATATAAACCCAACTCTTTAGTCACAGACACAACTGGGACCTGGATGTCAGAACATGCAAGAAATGGGTTATTATATGGATGTTTGGTTGAGGCTTATATTTTTATGAAAGGCGATGCTGATATGATGAAACTATATGAAGATAGATTTCAACAAGAAATGGCAAGATTGAAAAATAAAGCTGAAGCAAGAGGAAGAAGAGACGAATACAGATATGATTCGTTAAGAACGCAAATTACTTAGTTTTTAAAAAAGGAGAAGATATGAAACCAATCAAGAAACTTGAAGGTAAAACCGTAGCTATTGTCGGAATGGGCAAAAGTTGGTTTGATTATAATTTAGCAAAATCACATGGATCACACTTTGATGAAGTTTGGGCTATCAATGCAGTAGCATCTGTTATATTTCATGACAGAGTGTTTATGATGGACCCACCATCTAGGTTTTTAGACACCGATGATGCAGGCGGCCAAACTGATAGCATGTCTAAACTTCTTACTGAGCATCAAGGTCCAGTTTATACATGCCAATTAGATGATCGTTGTCCTGGCCTAGTAGAGTATCCAATCGATGAAGTGTTAGCTGGATGCGGATCTCATTATATAAACAATACCGTTGCTTATGCAGTAGCTTTTGCTTTGTGGAATAAAGTTGCAAAAATAAAAATGTTTGGAATTGATTTTAGTTATAAAGGCAATTTGCATTTTGCTGAAGCGGGTAGAGCTTGTGTAGAATTTTGGTTAAGCAAAGCAATGTTCAACGGTGTTGAGATTGAGGTTGCTCATACGAGTGGATTGCTTGATACAGCAGTTCCTGCGGAAGAGAAACTTTATGGCTATCATCGCTTAGAAGATCCTTTGGTTGTTATTACAGATGAGAAAGGGGTCTTAATTGCTAAAAAAAGAAGTCAGCTGCAACAGTTTAAAAGAGAGCAAGAGCCTGTTTTAGTTGACAGGAATGATACCCACCTTAAAAAAAATAAAGTAGGAGAACCTAACAAATGGTAATGAGTTATAAAGCTGGACCCGAACTAGGGATTATTGAAGTACATACAACAGAAGAGGGAGGCCATCCAATTGAGTTTTGGTCTAACCTTTGTATAGAAAGAATTGTTCAAGTAAGTGAAGAAGCGCCAGAAGAAGTTCAAAATCAAGTAAAAGAGTACAAAGACAATATTCAAAAAGTTATTGAACAATATATGCAAAATGCTATAAAATCTGATAGGATTACAATTAATAATCAATTAGATAAAGCGGGTTTAAAAGAAGCCTCTGATTTAATTAGGAAACTATAATTATGGCAATTACATCAACACTTACAACAAGTTTTAAAGTAGAGCTTTTAAAAGG